CTTTGATATTGTGTCAGATCATGATGAGGAGTGGGATCACAACTTAATAGACTTGAGTGTAGATGAATTACAACAACCATTCAGAAGAGGAGATAACGATGTTGACTAAGAATATCTGGCTTGATATAGTACTGATTGTCCTGTCATCAATTCATGTTTGCATTATGGCTTGGGTTATGTTAGGATTATGGAACCACTTTAACTAAAGGAGAATAATATAATGACTACATTTGATAGCGAGAAGAACAGATCCATGAGGGGCAACATTAAACCATTCAGTAACCATATGCATTCTGTTACTGATAACCAGGGTAAGAATGCTTTGTTGTCTTATCTTAACCGAAACAAAATAGGATTCAGGAACATTCCTAACTCTAATAAACATGGTATTGATGTGTTGACCTTGAACAACAAAGATGAGGTTGTTAGTGCTTGGGAAGTTGAAGTTAGAAACGGTGCTTGGAAGTTTGATTCTAATTTTCCATTTCCTACAATCAACTGTATCGAGAGGAAGGAATATATGTGGAGGAAAGAAGAAGAATTTTCAAACAAGATACCATACAAAATAGCTGATAATTGCAATGTGTATTATGTCCAGATGAATAAGAATTGCACTCGTGCAGTAATACTTAACAACAAAACTATTCTAGAATATCCTTTGGTTCGTAGTTTTAACAAGTATGCCAAAGAACACAACATAACAGAGTACGTGAGACAAATTCCGTCTAAAGAAGCAGAACATATTATTTTATAGGAGAACAAGATGTATAGTATTTTGGTAGATAACTTTTTAGAGACAACAACCACAACAGTAGAACATGCTCAGTCACTGGCTCAGGATTACTTAGAAGAGTTTGGTTACGGTGCTGATGTCAAGGTAGTGTTCGAGGAGGAGTATGCTTAGATATATCAACAACACGATACTGGTTGTCTTTGCAAGTTTTCTACTGAGTATCATCTACATATCGTTCTTCGGAGAGATCGTTGTAAATAAAAGTAGCAAAGAGGAGTTTATTATGTTATTGTTACCATTGCAGTTAATCATCACTATAAGGAGTATTATGAATGTTAGATCCAAAAAATAAAACACCATTCCAATGCGGTCAAGAGGATTCGTTCTTCAACCGAGACGTTAACCCAAGAATGATTGAGGATGGTGTAGAGTTTTTACTGAAGGAGAAAGAAATGATATTACAGTACGTTAACGGTTTTATTGATTCAGAGGAGTTTTACAATGGCTGTTGAACTATTAGATCATATGGGATCTGACCTAACTGTAGTAAATGCAGCTAGAGTCAGCTTTAACAAACAACATATGGAGGTAGAGAAGGGAGACTATGGTTTAATTAAGTACCTGGCAAAGCATCACCACTGGTCACCATTTGCTCACTGCTTTGTACAATTTAGAATTAAAGCACCAATATTTGTTGCAAGACAGCTTGGGAAGCATCAGGTAGGCTTGTGCTGGAATGAAATCAGTCGGAGGTATGTCAACTATGACCCAGAGTTCTGGAGTGCTCCTGAAGGCTTTAGAGGGGCTTCTAGGGATAAGAAGCAAGGATCGTTAAACAAGGTATCTCCATTCAACTCAGAGGCTAGTGCTATGATGAACACAGTCCATCGAGATTGTCTAAGGATTTACCGGGAGATGTTGGATATGGATATCTGTGAGGAACAAGCAAGGGCTGTACTACCACAGTCAATGATGACTGAGTGGTTCTGGTCTGGTAGTTTGTTTGCCTTCTCCAGAGTGTGTAATTTACGCAACAGTCATGACTCTCAGCAAGAAACTAGAAATATTTCCTTGCAAATAGATGAGATATGTGGTAGGCTCTACCCTGTAAGTTGGAAAGCATTGATGAACCGTAACTTTGAGATAGGAGAAGGATAATGAGATGTAAGTCTTGTGACGAGGTACTCACTGACTGGGAAGCAACCCGGAAGGTAGAGGAAACTAGAGAATACTTAGAACTGTGTAATGAGTGTTTTAATAATGATGTGCTGACCATTGATCGACCAGATCTAATGCACATTGAAGATGATAAACCAGGTCTTGAGTTTGAAGAGTTAGACGAGAGTGACTACAAGAGTCTTGGAATTGATGATATTTACTACGACCAATAAGGAAAAACAATGGAAGAATATGATGACAGTGAAGCACAACATTTTGCAGACACAGAAGAAGAAGCACACTTCTATGCTATTATGTCTGAGTTCTTGGATCTTCTCGATGACTACTCACCACAGTTCGTAATGATGACAATGTGGTCAATGATGAAGGAAAGAGAATTAACACTACATAGTATTAATTAGTTACTAATTAGTAATATATTATTATAATTATATATAAACTAAATAGTATTTTAGCACACTTTTAAGGATTTGTCAATGGGTATTCAAATAAAATCACATCAACCATGTCCAGACTGTGGCAGCTCAGACGCTTTGACTGCTTATGACTGGGGAACCAAGTGTTATGCTTGTGATTCTGTTCATAGGAATGACTCAGGAGCTACTCACTCAACTCAAAGGAGAAACATGACGTTAGTATCCAGTAATATAAAAGATGTTGGTGGTAAGCCTCTGCAGCATCCTAACGATGATGCAGTGTTTCAGTCTGTATCTGAAAGAGGTATTACCAGAGCTACGATGGAACATTTCGGCGTTAAGATTGACGGTAACAACTACTGGTTTCCTTACGCTGACAAAAATGGCAAAGTTGTGGCATACAAGAAACGCAGTATCCACGATAAGAAGTTTAGTACGACAGGCAATTGGAAAGAAGCGCAGATGTTTGGTCAGAATTTATTTAACAAGGGTGGTAAATATGTAACTGTTTGTGAAGGCGAATTTGACTGTCTTGCTGCCTATATGATGCTGGGCTCTAAATTTCCAGTGTTGTCAATTAGAAATGGAGCAGCTTCAGCAGCAACAGATGTTAGATCACACTACAAGTGGTTAGATAGCTTTGAGAACATAGTTGTCTTTATGGATAATGATGACCAGGGCAGGGCAGCAACAGAAGCTATCACTCAAGTCTTAGGATCTAAAGTTAAGGTATTTAGACCTAACAACGATTACAAAGATGCTTGTGATTATCTTGCTAACAACGATGGTCGTTTGTTTATGGATTGCTGGTGGGCAGCAGAGCGTTATGTTCCAGCAGGTATTGTCAGTGGTTCATCTCTGAAAGAACAGGTACTTACTCTTCCAGAAGAATCTAAAGTACGTTATCCGTTCTCCAAGTTAGATGACCTAACCTTAGGTATAAGAGATACTGAGTTAGTTACCATTACTGCTGGGTCTGGATTAGGCAAGTCACAGTTTGTAAGAGAACTGATCTACAGTATCTTCAACCAAACTACTGACAATATTGGTATCATGTTTCTTGAGGAAAGCACAGATAGAACTGCAAGATCCTTGATGTCACTTGAACTAAACAAACCCATTCACATACCAGGAACTGAGGTTACTCAGGAGGAACTTGAAACTGCTTACAGCACTATGCTTAAAGACGATAGGATTTATTTCTACGATCATTTTGGATCTAATGACATTGATTCTATTATTAATAACGTTCGTTTTTTTGCCAGAGCTCTTAATTGCAAGTACATCTGTCTTGATCACGTATCCATACTGGTTTCAGCGCAATCTAACAACGATGAACGAAAAGCTATTGACGAGATTATGACAAAACTGCGAATGTTAACTCAGGAAACAGGTATTTGTCTTTTCTTGGTCAGTCACTTGAAACGTCCTGATGGTAAGGGTTTTGAGGATGGTGCTCAAGTATCTATCTCTGCTCTTAGAGGTTCTGGATCTATCGCTCAATTATCGGATGTTGTAATCGGTTTAGAGCGTTCTAGTCAAGATCCTGATCCTATCGAGCGAAACACTACAACGGTTAGAGTATTAAAGAATCGTTACTCTGGTCAAGTTGGTCCTGCTGGACGCTTGCTTTATGATCTAAAGTATGGTAGAATGGTCCAGCGTTTAGATGAAGAGGAGGATAACGCTTTATGAGAAAAATAATTATTGACGTTGAAACCGATAGCACAGCTAGTCAGATTTGGTGTGCTGTAACTAAAGATTTAACTAACCAGGAGGTAAACGTATGGACGGAAGCAAGCGAGTTACAAGAGTATCTAAAACCCACAGATATCTTGATTGGTCACAACATCATCGGGTTCGATGCACCAGTATTAAAGAAGCATTGGAACTTGATTATAGACTCAAACCAGTTGCAAGATACATTAGTAATGTCAAGGCTACTAAACCCAGTAGTCGAAGGAGGACACTCGCTAAAAGCATGGGGGCTAAAGTTAGGAAACCACAAAGACGAGTTCAACGACTTCGATGGAGGGCTTTCAGATGAGATGGTTAAATACTGTATACAAGATGTGGAAGTCACTGCAAGATTATACGAGCGTCTTACTGAAAGTTTACTGGATTGGGGTGAGTCAGTTGATCTTGAGCACAAGGCTGCTGTCTGTGTTCGACAGCAAGAAGAAAATGGTTTCAAGCTCGATGTTAAAGAGACGCTTACCCTTCTTGTTAGCTGGAGGAAAAGACTGGCAGAAATTGAGGAAGGATTACAAGAAGTTTTCAGACCTATTGTAACTGAGCGTGTTAGTGAAAAGACAGGTAAACGTCTTAAAGATAAAATTGAAGTTTTCAATCCAGGTAGCCGTAAGCAAATATCAGAACGACTTATGGCTCTTGGTTGGAAGCCTAATAAATACACAGATAAAGGAACGGTGATAATTGATGAGAGCGTACTGGCAACTATTGACAGACCTGAAGCTAGGTTATTCGAGGAATACTTACTCTTACAAAAACGGATTACTCAAGCTGAAAAATGGATTGACTATGCGGATAACTCCTCACGGGTTCACGGTTCAGTCATCACCAATGGAGCAATTACGGGAAGAATGACCCATAGTAAACCTAACATGGCACAAGTACCTAGTGTGTCTAGTCCTTACGGTAAAGAGTGTAGATCTGTGTGGACGGTAGAGGACGGTAATGTACTATGTGGGGTGGATGCTTCTGGGTTAGAATTGAGAATGTTAGCGCATTTCATGCGAGATGATGAGTACACCAAAGAGATATTGAGTGGTGATATTCACACAGCCAATATGAAAGCTGCTGGTCTAACCAACAGAGATCAGGCTAAAACTTTTATATATGCTTTCTTGTATGGGGCTGGTCCATCCAAGATAGGTAAGATAGTTGGAGGTGGTGAGAAAGAAGGTAAGAAGTTAATTGATAGCTTTCTTGCTAACACACCATCTTTAAAAAATCTAAGAAGCAAAGTAGATCGTATTTCTGCTCAAGGTTGGCTACCTGGTCTGGATGGTAGACGTTTAATTGTTAGGTCTAAACATGCTGCACTCAATACTTTACTTCAAGGAGCTGGTGCAATAGTTATGAAAAAAGCCTTAGTTCTATTGACAGAGAAGTTAAAATGTGATAGAATACACGGCTCGTTTGTAGCTAATGTTCATGATGAATGGCAGATAGAAACGACAAAAGAGTTCTCTGAATCTGTAGGTCAGTTAGGCGTACAGGCAATTCAGGAAGCAGGACTTGCTCTCAAGCTACGGTGTCCCCTTGATGGCGAGTATAAAATAGGTACTAATTGGGCATCAACACACTAAAAGGAAATATATGACTAATATAAAACCAGTTGTAGTAAATGCAGAACTTATGTGGGCTTTTCTCGATACACCTAACCCAAGAAGTCACAAGTATCAGGTAGACTTATGTAAACTATCTACCAAAGCTGTGAGCACTTTGAAGGGTATGGGGGTAACAGTCAGAGATGATAAGCCTGACAAGGGTTGCTATGTTACAGTCAAGTCCAAGAAGTTCCCAATCAAAGCAGAGCTTGAGGATGGAACTCCAGTCAACTGTAAAATAGAGAACGGCTCTAAAGCTATTGCTACCATAAAACCCTATGAATGGAAATGGGAAGGAAGCACTGGTGTGGGAACTGGGGTTGGTAAGTTGGTTATTACTGATCTAAAGGAGTATCAAGAGGGTGGTGAAGTAAGTATGGACGATCCACTCTAAATTGTCTAAGTCAATGAACAATGCAACTGCACTCATTGACGGAGATATTCTGGTCTATAGGGTAGGCTTCTCTACTAACGAGCCAGATGAGGAAAAGTTTGCTATTTCTCGTATGGGTAATTTTGTAGATAGATTGATTAGGTTAGAAGGTATAGAAACTTATGAAGGATATCTAACAGGGAAGAATAACTATAGATCAGAAATTGCTACTGAACAGACTTACAAAGGGAATCGTAAGGATGCTAGAAAACCAGTTCACTACGATTCTCTGCGTGAGTACCTTGTTTCAAAATGGGGCTTTACAGTTATAGATGGTCAGGAGGCTGACGATGCAATGGGAATCAAAGCGTATGATCTACCAGAGGATTCCAGTTGTATCATGACCATAGATAAAGACTTAGATATGATTAGAGGTTGGCATTATAACTTCGTTAAAGAAGATTTGTATTACGTTACTGAGAAGGAGGCTATAAAGAATTTCTACATTCAGATTCTTACTGGTGATCGAGTTGACAACATACCTGGGATTAAAGGTATTGGTCCAGTCAAAGCTAATAAGATTCTGGAGAACTGCACAACTGAGAAAAGTCTTTTCAAAGCTGTGAGTGAGAAGTACGATCATGACATTGATAAACTAACTGAACGTGGAAGGCTCTTATGGATAAGAAGAAAAGAGAAGCAATTATGGAAACCGCCAAACACTTCACGATAGGTTATGTCCAATGGGTTGATGCTGTTGCTGATGCAGGATGGGAGGATAACTCTAAAGCTGATGTCCATCCTGTTCTAAGTATTGGGTTTATTGTTGACGAGACAAAGGATGCTATTTGTCTTGCTGCTGCAATCTCTTACGATCAGTCTAACTCTAGGATACACATACCTAAACAGTGGATTAAAAGTATTAAGAAAGTAAGACTAGATAAATTTTTAGATTTAAGGAGAAAGCCATTAAAACCCAAAGCGCAAAAGCAAAAGGTAGAAAGCTCCAGCAATGGTTTAGAGATCGGCTCATTGAGCAATTCTCGTTTTCCAGGTCCGATGTAAGATCTACAAGTATGGGAGCCGGTGGAGAGGACATACAATTCTCTCAAGAAGTAGGAGATAAATTAGGAATATCTGTTGAGTGTAAGTCAAGAGAGTCAATGGCTGTTTATGCTTTCTATTCTCAAGCTGCTGATAACTGTCCTGAAGGTAGGCAACCAGTGGTCATCATAAAACAGAATCATTCTAAACCTCTTGCTGTTATTGATGCAGAGTACTATGTTAATTTAATGAAGGGAACCAATGAGACATTTGATAATTCCTGATACACAATGCAAACCTGGAAATTCGTTTGAGCATTTAGAATGGGCAGGTAAGTATGCAGTTAAAACTAAGCCAGATGTGATTGTCCATTTAGGAGATCACTGGGATATGCCTAGTTTGTCTGTGTACGATATTGGCAAGAAGTCTTTTGAGGGTAGGACATATAATGATGATATTCAAGCTGGTAATAAAGCTATGGATACTTTCATGAGACCTATCATAGAAGATCAGAAGAAAGCTAGAGCAGGTAAAAGAAAAGTGTGGAAGCCTAAGAAAGTATTTCTAATTGGCAACCATGAGTACCGTATAGACAGAGCTATTGAGTCTGACAGAAAACTAGAGGGACTTATAGGTTATGGTGATTTTAATTTAAAAAAGTACAACTGGGAAGTCCGTCCTTTTTTAGATGTAGCAGTCATCAACGGCATAGCTTATAGTCATTACTTTACTTCTGGTGTAATGGGCAGACCAGTCAGTAATCCTAACCTGCTTCTGCAAAAGAAGCACATGAGTTGTATTATGGGTCATGTCCAAGATAGAGCTATAGCATTCAGTAAGAAAGCAGATGGCTCTAGGATCACTGGTATCTTTTCTGGTATTTTTTATCAACATGATGAGGACTATCTAACTCCTCAGACTAACGGTAGCTGGTCTGGTGTCTGGATGCTTAATGAAGTAAACAACGGTAGCTTTGACGAGATGCCTGTGTCTATAACTTATTTAAGGAACCAATATGGAAATTAAAAATGTACTGCAAACCAGAGCTGGTACTTACGGAAAATATAGGGACGTAAGTCAGATAAGTCAAGACATAAAGAAAGTAATTAAAAACTCTCGTAACTATCCGCTAATGCCAGCTTATATGCTAGAGTCTCTTGAGCTAATAGCAAACAAGTTAGCTAGGATTCTCAATGGCGATCCTCTCTATGATGACTCATGGAGGGACATCTCTGGGTATTGTACTCTTGTGCTGATGGAGATAGAAGACATGGAGAAAGATAAACATGAACTTAACGATTAATGAGCTAAAAGAAAAGTTGTATCTATTTGATGAAGTGGATATAATAGAATTATTGAATCTTACGACTGAAGATATATTAGAC